GGGATGACTTCAGATAAATTGTCAAAATTCATTTCAATCTTATCAGGACAATCAAAACGATTTTTGGCAGCGAACGCTGGGTTAGGTTGAAAGTGTAAAAAACGATCACCACTCGATACCCCACGGTTTTTTGTTGTGTTAAACCCAGTATCTGACTTGCGTATTACAACGTCGAATGCTGCAAAGCACAGAGCATCAACCCACTCTTGTAACAGCGAGTTACAATACTTTGGCAACTTAGGTTCATATTTATCGAACGGTTCCGTGCGAGGATCTTCGAATTTTATAACCGCACTGTGAGCTATTAACACAACATTCATCCCACGGTGCTCCCGAAGATAATCAAGACCCTGAAGCATCTCACGAAATTCCTCACACACTTTGACCTTATCCCTTCCGTATGACAACTCTTTTGCGTCATAAGTATCTTCTACGGATTTAACGATCAAAGGCTCGACAAGCCAATCAACGGAGTCGATCACACATGTTTTGAAATTATGCTCCCCAGACAATAAAGTCTGGATGTTTTCAGCAACCGTTGTTGCGGACTCCGCACGTTCGAATGAAACAACGTCCAGTGTGTCTAGACCGTCCTCAGTGCTTATGAAGATTGGATCTGGAAAGTGACTAGCCAATGTTGACTTTCCAATCCCGTGATCTCCATAAATACAAATACGAGGCGGTTTTTTTTGTTTACCTCTTCTTAATTGACTTTCGAAGTCAGCCTTCTTTTTTGACATTTTTTTCTCCTTTATGAAATAAGCGGTTGTCAATCCGCATCTGCAAAATCCCATGCTACCTCGTGATACTCTTGTTTGATCCGGTTCCAACTTAGCATCCGTACCACTGGGGAATACTCGGATGCCACTTTGGTTACCATCCCACAAATGGCAGGATCACCGAGTAGCAGTAAAAAATCATCCTCACAAAAATCCCTCAATTGCGTATGAGCAACGCCTGTCAGGTAATCAGTGTCGTATGGTCGATGTATATGGTTTGGGTATAAAACGTGTAGTTCCCCGTGTCGTTTGGCATCCGACATATCTTTATTATTGTGAGCTTGAACAATATAAACTTTAGCCATTTCTAACTCCAAAATTTGCCATGAAAATTTCTGTCACATCAAGAAAGTGCTCGGCACCAATGTTATGTGCTATGTCGATGCATTCGTTGATGTACCACTGTGTATCCAAATCGTCAGGCTTTTCTGACCAATCACCCGGAACAACGTGCATACAGGATTGTGCTCCGTCTGACTTTGGAACTTTGTTATTATTTTTTGCATACAAAATTGGCTCAGTTGTTTTGTTAGACTGATACCACCGGACAACCTTGCCCAGATATTTACCGCCTTGTACCCCACCACCAGCTACGTTTCTGGCAGTGATGAACATATCAAATGAAGCCCTTTCGATGGTTCGCTCGAAACTCGTGCCACGGGCAAGCCACTGGCCTACGGCATACGCACACACCGGGGCAGTAGGATTTTTTCGCAATGACACCGGAGCGTAAATGCCTTTGGCCTTAACTGTTTTGTCTTTTTTGACTGCGATGTAGTTGTTAACATCTTTAAACGCAATTTTTTCGTATGGTGTATATTCAAAAGTAAAACCACTTAACTCTTCAAATTCTTGCACACACCACCGGACGCTTTGTTCATTATAGTCTGCAACACGAATTACAATACCGTCAGTGTTTGCAGATAACACGGTGACACCTTCGCGCTCTAACATTTCAATGAGCATCAATAAAGTGAATTGCCCTGTCATTGTGACAGCCAACATAAGGTCCGGAGCATACAGGATGCTATGAGGACTAGCTAACTTACCGAAGGTGCCGTTTAGACTAATTTTTAACGTGTCTGCCGTAACCTTATCGCCCTTACTTTTTGCTTGGATACGTTCATCATAGATACGACGATACTCGTTTATGAAACGATCCCCGATGTGCGATGGTGATAGATTTCCGTTAAGAATAATTGTTGGATAAAAACTAGCAGCATCAATCTCGTAGATTAATTCGTCGCGTGCAAGGTGAGTGACCCGTTTGTCATGCGTCGAATGCAATCCCCCGATTCCTAACTTATAACTTCCTGTCCGTGTATAGACTTCTAATTTTTCCAAACTGTCAGGCATTTTGATATGACCGGATTTTTTATCGACATAAAATTTCATATCGACAATATCTTCTAAAACAGATTGGGTACCTGCAAAATCCATTTTAAGATAGTCAGGTGGATCGTAGGTGATCGAGTTCGGGATTGGCACCTCATAAGATTTCAACTTCAACGTTTTTTTAAATGCTTGTTCAGCCATCTGACTATCTGACTTGCTTCGGAGGTCGATGCCATATTGCTTCGACATTTGCATTCGAAGTTCCAACTCCGGTTCAAGTCGCTTAAATAATTCCGTAGTTGTTGCAATGTCATTCAGACAATACGACTCCAAAATATTTTGTTGGTCATCGTCTAAATCTGCATTGGGATCATAGGGTAAATCTTGGAGCATCGGCATATTCATTCTTGCTCCATAGGCTTTCAGCCCGACAAAACTTGGTGCGACTTCAATCAAATCGATGTGATCGTTTAGCACATCGTTCAGTTTATATTCAGTTTTGATTTGGAACGAGGAAATACCTTCAACGATAATTGCGTCATTAATTCGTTTGATTGTCTCGGTGTCTAAACCTTTACACCAAGCAGAGACAATAACACTGTCATAATGATAACTATTGAAACCTACAAATGTTTTGTCTTTGTCACCGACGAATACACGCAACCGAGTAGCTGACCCAGACTCGCTATGCCAGATCGACTGCCGTTCATTTGTCTCAATACACTTAGCTAGAAATAACGTGCAGTTAGGATAGACCTCAACATCAAATACCCAAGTGCTCATGGCGTACACTCCGCGCCTAGCCGTTTGTAATCGGGCCACGCTCCTTGCTCAACCATGTAGCAATAATGTTTGAACTCCCGAAAATTGAAGTCCACATCCTCAGCGAAAAAATAGGAATGCACGGTTAGGTATACGAGTACCAACACCAAAGCTATAAAAATTGTTCCGTACATATTATTCATTATTCGTTCTCAGTTATAAAAGGTTCCCCAGAAGTAGCAGCTTCTGGGGAGTATTTGGAAGTAATACGAGACCATCTTGTACCCTAGAGAAATATCGGAAAACTCTAGGGTACTGAGATGGAGACTAAAAATAGAAACAAATAGTATTTTTTGTCAACACCTATTTTTTTGGCCAAAAAAAGTGTTTAAAATCAATGGGTTAACCCAGGACTTGACATCTACTCCGGAAAATGTAATACTATAAGAATAACGAGAACTTATAACTGTAACGGAGACCCGATATGGGATTGATTAGAAAGTCTAAAAACGTCACCACTGCGGAACGCGACTTGGTGAAACGCCTTACCAAAAAATGTATCAAGGAAATCGTCAAAGCCAAGTGGGAAATCACTGGCCCAAATTCTAAGCGTCTCACTATGGCTGATGTCTGGGATAAGTTGTACCTCAAAATCAAATGTAAAGGTCAGCGATCTTATGGGGGCGAAAACTATGTGTGTATCGACGTTGCTCGATTTCGCAAGGGTGACACATTTGTTCATGAGTACGCTCGGATTAAAAATGACCCTGTCATTGGAGAAATGGAATTTGCAACGCCAGAGGATGCATTGATGTTGACGGTAGCCCATGAAGTGGCTCATATGATTCACTATAACTATTGGGATACTACACGGTGGTTGCGAAATGGTGACAACACACCTCACGGTCAGAACTGGCAAAAGATCTACCGGATTTTGAGAAGAGAATTGGTGAACACAAACAAGGCGAGGCTAGCAGCATGAGGATGTATAGGGTAATTGAGAACAAAATGCGGAGTGGGTTTGACATGGCAAACGACACTCGTTGGTTTGATACGGTTGCTGAGGCACGGGCTGAAGCATTGGAGTTGGGGATGCCCCTCGACTCCATCGTGCAAGAGTTGATGATTGCCACGAAGGGTGATCTGATTCAGACCGTCAAAAATTTTCTGAATGGTGACTTCACCATCGACGGTTGCATCCGGACAGTCAGAAATCTGGGATCAAATCGTCAGGTTGCTGAATTAAAAGTCGTTAACTTATTTGACAATGTGGAGTCGTGAGGTATGAGTAAATTTAATTCCAAAACTTGGAACGAAGTAAGAGGTCATGGATCACCTTTTGATAGAGGCAGTGCCGATAGCTACTACGATAGACCTTTCAACCCACATTACAAGAAGTGGGTAAACGGTAAATATGTCAAAGTGCTCCGAGTTAATATGACCAACTTTGAAGTGGATGAATATTACACGGGCTATATTGAGAACGAAAAGCTCGGTCACAAAAAAGAATATTGATTGTTGACAATATTCCGGAGTAGATTTATAACCAAATTATAACTTAAAATGGAGAACTTGAAATGATTAAATTTGTAGACCCCAACGAAACAATCAAAGAGTTTAAAGGACGCGAGTGTGGATATGCCAACTTCCACGGTTGGTCCGACATCCAACCTTGTGAGATTGTCAAAGTAATTAGCGACAAGTGTTTGGAAGTTCGATTTATGGATGCTGAACAGCTACACACAGTTAAAGATCTCGGTTACGTCTACGGTGGATTTTTCGGCCACGCTACTAAAAACCATGAAGGACAGAAATGGGAGATAACATCTAACCCAAAGAACCCCGTGTTTCGCATTCGTAAGCACAAAAACGGGGATTGGAAAGATCGGAGTGGTAGTCGGCACGTTTTGTCCGAAGAACCGAGAAAATTTTACGATTACAATTTTTAACAAAAAGGGGCTTCGGCCCCTTTTTTAGTGTTGACTACTTCCGGAGTAGTTGTTATAACACTTTTATAACTTAGAACTTAAAACGGAGAAAAAAATTGGAAACTTTATTTGATCTTTACACAGCCGCCGATGAGTTCCTCGCCATCGAAGGTCAACTCAAAGCTCTTAACGCACGCAAGAAAGAACTCCAAGCAGAGTTCAAGTCTCGCGGTGAAAACATTGACATCGCAGGCCACGGTTGCACGATTCAGGTTCGCACACACAATCGTAAGAACGTTGACATTGCAGCTCTCAAAGCAAAAGTATCGCGTCAGTTTCTTCAGGCTCACACAACTGAAAAGGCTGTCACGACGGTTGTCGTAAGACCTGAGTCAGCGTTGGCAACTCATTACTTGAAGGGAGTTGCGTAATGAGCAAGTCTGCAAAAGTTACCTCGGCAGTGACTGTTCAGGCTGATGTTTTCAATAACATCAGCCCCAACCTTTTACCAATCATCCATGACTTTTGTGCATCGTATAAAATTCCTCGGCACGAGGTGATGGATTGGCTTATCGCTGAGGCCATGAGATTTTTTGTCAGGGATGATTATAATCTCGTTGAAGAATTGAGTGCGTTTCATGCACTCAATAAGCATGAGTCTTCCAACAATTTTCACGATGCATTGGAAGGACGATTGGGGGAAGATTACGGTAAAGCTCTTTGGTATCAATTAGCAAAAAGGGATTTCTAAAATGGAAAGGCAATCTGGTTACAATTTAAATTATAGGTCCAAACTTACAAAGTACAGGGAAGTTTCAAAAAACAAGGGTCTTGTAAGGGTAGAGGTGATCGTTCCATCTGAGAGTAGAGGGCAAGTGTTGGAGCTTGCCCGAAAACTCCGTCAGGAGTTCAAGAACCCAGCTCTCAAAGATGGGTCAACCGAATGAGGCTCCGAGAGTATCAGCTTGAAGCGACACGAGCCTGTATCCGAGACCTTAAACAAGGGTACAACCCATGCCTTACGCTTGCCACTGGAACTGGCAAATCGGTGATTATATGTGACCTAGCTACCAAACTTGTATCGACATATAAGAAAAGAGTTTGGGTTCTAACCCACAATATGAAACTGACCGAGCAAAACCACGCGACATGGGAAAAGCATTTTAAGTTCGCGTGTCGTGCGGGTCTCGTGTGCTCTGGCCTTAGACCTGTCGGGCGTTGGGACTTTGAAGAGGCAGTAATATTTGGCACCATCCAGACGGTTGAGAATTATGCCTATCGGAAAACGGTTCACCAATATCCCATTCCCTCACCAGATGTAATCATTGTCGATGAGGCCCATCGAGTTGGGATGACACCGTCAGGCAAAAGCCAATACGAAAAAATTTTTAAACTTTATCCTGAAGCACAACGGGTAGCCTTTACAGCTACTCCTTGGCGTATGGATAACGGACTAATTTGCAAGGAGAAAACAGATGGAAATAGTAGCAGTGGAAGCACTGATGATACTGGCAGTGACAGCGACAGTAATCCTCACTGGTTTGATAGAAATAGTTTTGAGTATGGTGTAAAGCGAGGGGTCGAGGAAGGTTACCTCGCACCATTGGTTGGCCTCAACTCGGAGCTTCAATTAAATCTTGATGAAGTGACTATTACTAGCAAGGGTGATTACAATAAAACTGAGCTAGACCGCGTTTTTCATCGGAAAGAGTATGACAATTGGTTGGTTGCCGTTGCAAAATCCCTCAATCAATTCGAGGACCGTAAATTTATTGCGGTGTATTGTACCTCGGTGAAGATAGCCACGAGGTTCGCACATTTGTTATGGGAACATACGAACCGAAAGAGTTGTCAGGTCTACGGTCATCACAAAAAGGACCAACGGGAAAAAATTTTCGAAAGAGTGACATCAGGAAAATCTAATGCGCTCGTGTCGGTGGATATGCTTACCACGGGGTTCGATCTGCCACGGCTCGATTGTATCGTGTGCCTGCGTCCTACACTTTCGAGTAGTCTCTGGGTGCAGATAATGGGCCGTGGCACGCGATTGGCTGAGGGTAAGACTGATTGTCTGGTGCTTGATTATGTTGGCAATTTCATGCGTCTGGGTGGAGTCCAAATGATGCCAAACTATAAAGACGAAAAGTCAGGGAATGTTGTGCAAGCTCAGACACCTGTCAGGCCACACGTCAAAAAAGAGCGTCGAGTATTTCCCGGTGTCAAAACGTTGGAGATTATCGATCCCTTAACGGGGGAACTAGCCACAGATGAGTCAATTATCAAAGCAAAAGTCCATGACTGCTCAGGTTGGGTTAACGGAAATGTTTTGTATATTACAGTAAAATACGTTTGCGAGACAGAAAACGGCATCCGGATAGATGCTACTCAATTCATCGATACTAGCAACGCGAGACAAAATAATCGAGCGCACGAATTTTTCCGTAGACGGAGAATGATAGTTCGATTACCGTTGCCGAACCCACGAGTAGCAGCCTACCAAATTAAGAATGCACGCAGACCTGATTTTGTTTTACTCAAACGATCACCAAGGAATAAAGCATGGTGGAATGTGATCAAGGAAATATGGACCGATGAGTAGACCACCAAAGAAACATATCTTCAAGGTCGTAGACAAGGACAAGTTAGTAACTACGCTTGACTGTGCGCTTCAGTATGCGGAGTTAGGTTGGTCGGTGCTACCAGTTTGGGGCATTAACGAGGACGGAACGTGTCGGTGTGGATTGCCAAACGATGCTCCGGGTCATAAGGTTGGCAAGCATCCACAAGCCAACTTAGCTCCACGGGGTCATCTTGACGCTACAACTAATCCAGATTTGATCTCTGATTGGTTTAGTACTGACCCAACGGCAAATATTGGGATTAGCTTGGCAGACTCCGGTCTTATTGCTTTAGACATTGATCCCAGAAACGGTGGGGATACAACGCTTGAAAAGATTGAGCAAGAGCATGGAGTTTTGTATTCAGACTGTGTTGCAGTCACGCAATCAGGCGGTGAGCATCGATTGTTTAGGGCCGAGGAAAACACATCGTATCCGAGTAGTATCGGACCGGGCCTAGACTTAAAACACCACGGCTACATCGTCGTTGCCCCAAGCATGGGTGAGTTGGGTCCGTACAAGTGGAAAGACAATCAATCACCAATCTCTGTTAACCCTGTCACCCCATCAGAGTTGCCAAAGTTCATATCCGACAGAGCACGAGCTAAGACTGAAGCATATGAGATGGTCGAGAAGTCTGGGGTACCAGTAGCCACGGCTCAAACGTTTGATGATCTCCGCGAGGCTTTAACGTACATCTCAAGCGATGAATATAGCACTTGGGTCCAAGTCGGTATGGCGTTGAAACCATATGGCGAAAACGGATACTCAGTCTGGATGGATTGGAGTTCACGCTCCCCCAAATTTGATGCCAGTTCATCGCGTAAAAAATGGGATGTATTGGACCACCCACACAGTATTACGTTCAAGTCTATCTTTCGTTCAGCAATCGACAACGGATGGACTTCGTCGGCAACAGGCCGTGGAGTGGTGGAAGAAGTCCACCCGCTATCGCTTCAGAATGACCAAGGATCAGGAAGTCATTCCGTCACAACATTTGAATACCTTCTCAATGACTTCATGTCTACAGGGATTAATGTGTTAGCGGGCAGCCCCGGTGTGGGAAAAACTACGCTTGCCATACCACTTGCCTTGAGTGTTGCCCACATCTATCCTGTTGACTATGAACTTATACCGACTATTCGTCGCAATGTAATTATAATTACGGAATCAGTGGTTCAGGTGCAGCGCATTATTTACAGTGTAGCCACGTTTGGTAACACTGGAGCACGAGAAGAAGATTTCGATTCAGTGAAGGTGATCCCAGCCCGTAGGCTCAAAGCTGATATCGTGGCACAAGTAGCAGAAGAATATCGAGAGTGGACCTATCCAAACGAAATGGCTGACGGTGGGACATATCACGCATTGCCATTGGTTATGTTTGATACGGCTAACAGTGTTTTCGATATTGAGTCTGAGAATGACAACAGCGAAGTTGGCAAAGTCATGGCATCTTTGAAGGAGAACTTTGATGGGTTTCCGGTCATAATTATAGCTCACACGGCTAAGGCTTTAGGCTCAGGGGAATCAGATATGTTATCTCCACGGGGTGCTAGTGCATGGACCGGAGATGCGCAGGGCGTTTACACTATGTTCCGGGATTCTGAAACAGAGGACCGTATACTTCAAGCTACCAAAGTGCGTTTCCCCACAGACAGCCAAGAGCTAACATTTACACTGGTGTCGAACAGCGAACACCATAAGGACGTTCTGGGCTACGATGATATACTGTACTTCACTCACGCCTATGCCCGTCCACTGAAAGATGGTGAACGCAAGTCGAGCAAGGATAGAGCGAAGCTGAACAAGGCCAATGAAAAGTTACAAGAATTATGTGACGCATTGGTCCGGTTGATCCGTAAGGAACCGGGTCAGTCTCGCTCCTATTATGAACGGCTGTCATCAACCAAAGGCGGTGTATCAGGATCACAGTCCCGTAAGACTGAAGCTATCGATCACCTGATCGGTGAGAGAATTGTAGAGAACGTGCCACTGCCAGACCAGAAGGGTAGACAGACACACGGATTGTTTATCAACGAACAGAAAATTACCAACGATAGATTAGACGATGAGGATCTGCCGTTCTAACGGAGAAAAAAATGGACGATAGAGAAACAATAACAGAACAATTACGAAAACAGTGGGAAGCAATCATCGAGAACGATAAGGAAAAGAACCTTACGCCCGGTGAGCTAATCAGAAAGAAAGCGAGGGAAGACCTTCGAAGGGAACTGGATGAG